TAAAGGTAAAGCTGGTGATATGCCTGGAGGATATGCAGGTTTATCTGGACTGACTGTGGGTGAAGTTATGAAATTACAGTCAGATGGTACAATTAAGGCTGCGGGACGATATCAAATAATTCCTGGCACTCTAAAAGGTTTAGTTAATCAAGGTGTTGTATCTAAAGATGATAAATTTAACGCTGCAACTCAAGACAAATTAGCAACATCACTAATTGATGCCCGAATAAGAAAAGGTGGTGGTGATCCAATTAAAACACAACTAGAGTTAGCAAAGGAATTTGCTGCTATTGCTGATCCAGCTACAGGAAAATCTTATCATGAAGGCAAAGGAAATAACAAAGCGTCCATTTCAAGCGCACAAATGCAAGCAGCTTTAACAGGATCAACCACACGATCCGATGTGTTGGTAGCCACAAATAAAGTTAATGAGTCAAAGGCCGCTGCCGAGAAAGCCAAAGAAGAAGTAGCTGCTGCTAAACCATTATTTACTCAAGAAGATTTAACAGCTCTCGCAAATGCTTTAAAATCTCAATCAATGACGGGAGGTGGAATGACTACAGCAGCACTTGTTTCTAAGGCAACACCATATGAGAGAGATTTCTATATGGGTGTTGTGAGAGGTAATGCTCTGTAAATAAAAAACCCCGCACAAGGCGGGGTCTAAACTAAGTTCCTAGAAAGGTTCTAAAAAAGGAGCTTTAGTTTATTGTGCGAGAGATTTAAAGTAATCCAAATCTTCATCACTATTAGTTGCTTTACTATCGATGACTTTAATTTCATCTTCGGTAAAACTTCTCAACTCAACATCCTCAGCTTTGATGGATGAAACAGCACCTTCAAAACCAAGAACCTTGTCAAGACGAGATTTCAACTGGTCATATGGTTTGAATTGTTTCTTCTCAGTAAATTCTTTGAGAGAAAACTCTTTCTTCCACAAATCTTCCAATTTTGCATCATCACCATCTAAAAGAGCAGACTTATCTGCAAATTCAGATTTATCATAGTTACGATAACCTTCAACATTACGAATCTTCAATTTGAAGTTAGCACCTTCCCACATATCAAATGGGTTGACAGGAGTTTCATCAGCGAATTCGGGATTCATCGCTTCAGTAATCTTGTCAAAGATTTTCTTACCAAACTTAAACAGTTTGACTTGACCTTCATTTTCGGGATTGCTAGGGTCAGATACCACAAGAATGTTAGCAATGTAAGAAAGCTTACGCTTTTGTTTACGAGCTACATCTTTGTTGGCTTCAATACCAGAATTCCATAATGTATTATTGTGCTCACATACGGGGCACTTTTCATTCAAGGTTGTTAGACAATTATCAATGTACCAACCACCAGGTCCCTGAAATCCATGTGAGAACACACGAATCCAAGGTAGACCCTCATCGCCATCGACAGCAGGTGCAGGTAAGAACCGAACAACGGCCATTCCATTACCAGACTTGTCAACGCTGGGTTGCCACATTCTTGTATCGTCTTTAGAACCAGCCTCAGAATTGGACTGGGTAGAAGCTTCAATCGCTTTGGTGAGTTTGTCCAAAGAAGAACGATTGCGCTTGAGGTTTGCAAAACTACTCATAGTATTTCCTTTCGTATAACGGAGTATTAACGGTGTATAAACAACTTATCCACATAAACATAGTATATCATGTATTTATGTTCTTTGCAAGCAAAATATCCAACAACATCATAGTATTACCGACATCCTTGTGATGAATACCTATTCCGCCTGCTTTGTTAAAGGCATCAATAACATCTAAGGTATCATCTATTAGTATGCTATCGGGAGTGGCAAACTCCGCCTTTAATGACCTGCCTGCAACAACATTTACTTTCCATGTTGAAGGCAAATTTCTTTCCTTAATCCATTTGTTTTTTTGTTCTGTTACTTCATTGTGGTATTTTTTACCGCCAGATGAAGTTAGAATTTCAACATCATTGAATTTATAGATTAAGTAATTAATTAATTCTGGCCCACCTGGCCAGTAATCCAAAGATTCAAAATTTTTACCTTCAATAAATGAAGTCCAATTTTTACTAAATTCTTTTCTATCTCTTGAAGTGCCAGGATGTTCACGAAACAATTCTATATAACGCTTCTCAAAATTGGCGATTACGCCATCCATATCCAAATAAATTTTCATAATATTCCATAAACAATCAAAAACTTTTCAACTAGCAGATAGTAAGCCCAAAACGGAACAATTATGGAAAACAATGTTGACCAAAATCCGTTAGCTATAACTACACCAGCAACCCACGAAAAAAACAAGAATAAACCCATTAATGTTTTAAAAGCATCTATCATGCAACCACCTCTTTCAATTTTAACTTATATTTTACACTATCAAACGGTACAAATGCGGTATACTTGAGCATCTTTAACCGATAATCTGGCCATCGAATGGTATCGGCAATTTGCTGTTCCCAAGCAGGGAAGAAATTGAGTAAGGCATTTAATATCACAAGGGTTTCTGGTTGAATCTCTTTACGAAAAGCCATCAATAGAAGCACAGGGTATTCACCATCCAAACACTTCAGGACCTCATTGGGGTCATTCAAATCATCAAAGATATACTTGCAGTCATTCTCAAAACTATACGTCATGGTTTGCAAGTATTTCATTCGCCTTAGGTAATTTACCTCAGCTTCAGACTTTAATAAATCACCTGCCCAAGTCTTTTCATTTTCAATAAAGTTACCCACAAGGAAATTGATGTAATCATCTTGATTGTATTTCCTTGAGAGTTTGTAGAAGTGGTATTTGTCTTTACGATTCTCAAAACTGTTCACAGAGATATTTGACTTACCATTGTATTTGAAGTAGTCATATGTCTGTTGTGAGAAGTGAAGTTTTAGTGAATTGTAGAGCGAAAATGCCTCATAACCTGTCATATTGGAAGTCTTGAACTTTTTTCTTTCATCATATTATTGTCCATTGCATCGATATGAATTTTAGATTTGAGGTTGGCATTTACTAGTGTAGCTGCCACCTCAATCTCCAATCCCGATTCTTTACAGTAAACAGTAATGGCTTCAATGTAATTGTAACTGGTCTCTGAAACCAACTTGTCAATCGCTTTGGCAAATTTTGCCATTTCTTCTTTAGTTGGCATTTTGTTCTTCTTTGCTAAAATCAATTTCTTCATCTTGCACAAAATCTAAAGTGCCTGTTGGATGAAAACCTGAACCACGGAGAAACATTTCAAAATGTTGCAGTATATGAGGAAGATAATCTGCATTAAATTCAATCGTTGTTTCGGCAGAATGTCCAGAGATGTTATCAATCTGTTTAAAAATATATTTCATAATATAGAGTTCCTTTTATTTCTTTGATTGTGGTAGTGGTGGTGGATTTCCATGTGTAATTGCATATGCAACACAAATCGAATCATCGTGTGCAGCATAAGAACATCTAACAGATATTGGGTCAACACCTTTAGTCATAGCTGTTTCAATATTCCTTGCCATCAATGACCTATCATTAAAACTGTAAATTGCAAGACTAATGATACCAGAGGTCACTATGATTGTAAATGAAATAATAAAGTTTGTTATATTATTTTTAAATTGTTCAAAAACATTTGAAGTTCTCATATTCCGGAAAATTCCTTTTTATTGTCTAAATCGCCAGGTTTCTTGTAGAAAATATGCCGACCTATTACGGTTGTTTTTGGCAATTTCCAACCGGGGTTAACATAGTCAGCATGATAGTATGTTGCACCTTTTGTAACATCTACCAACTTATCATAATTAAGAAAAATCTCAATCGATAAATCCAATACGTCATTATACAACGAAGTATGCTTCAATGTCAATAGTTTTGAGGTAAAGAATGGCTCACATACCCAAGAAAATTGACATACAACTTTACCTGAGGGATGAACAATCTTTTGTTTGACAACATCACATATATCATCGGCATATCTACCTGATACGACACGATTAACTGTGACCATACCAACGGCAATTTGACCTTCTCTGCTTTCGTGTCCAGCTTCAAGTAAAATGTTTTCAGCTAAACATTGAACTTGTTTTTGTGCTGGTGGTGT